GTGGAACGGCATCCCCTAACAAGGGATAATGTTCGTTTCACAGATCAGACGCCAAACCGGAACGCAGCCTTATTGGCTTCACGTGACGGGAAATACGCGACCTTAGACCTAAAAGAGGCCTCGGATCGCGTAGGATCTGATCTAGTTCGCCTACTGTTTCCAGGTAACCTCTGTAGGTACCTGTTTGCGTGTAGGAGTTTATCCACCGTGCTCCCGACTGGTGAGTTGTTAAAGCTCAAAAAGTTCGCGCCTATGGGAAGTTGTTTATGCTTCCCTGTAATGGCGTTGACTATATGGGCTATACTCACGGCGGGTGCACCTAACGCAGATGCGCGTGAGCGCATCTACGTGTACGGAGACGATGTGATTGTTCCAACGGCTACTGCCGAGAACGCAATCGAACAGCTCGAGTCGTTTGGTTTAAAAGTAAACCGCGACAAGAGTTGCACCAGTGGACTCTTTCGAGAGTCTTGTGGCACAGACGCCTTTCAAGGCGTCGACGTCACTCCAGTCCGTTTTCGGACTGTCTGGTCATCACTCCAAGGCCCAGAGGTCTATCCTTCATGGATAGCTTACGCCAATTCATTGTGGGATAGACAGTACTATCGTACCTACGACTTAATTGTAGGTTGGTTGAGGTCCGTTTATGGACCTCTCCCGTGCGACAGCATGCAACTGAGCGTGCCTAGTATACGGTGGCAACCCGAAGACCAAAAGCCAAACACATCGCGAACCAATAAACGCCTTCAAAAGCGTCAATGGCTCGTTAGAGATGTTATGGCTCCGTCAGCTCTTCATCCACTGGATGGGTGGTCGATGTTGCTCAGGTATTTTACTGAGCATGTCGGCCGACCATTGCAGGGGACTGACGTAAAGGAGGAAACACCTCTCATGGTGCGCCCTCCCACTTCGGTACTGATGTACACGGATCGGAACGCGGGAAAGCTCGTGTTCCGGTGGCGATGATAGCGGCATGGCTAACTGCCTAAACCGCTGGCTAGGGGGATAGCAGAGGCTTCC